ATGGCGGGGCGGTGCACGGTGATCGGTGCGCCGAAGGTCATCTGGTCTATTAAAGCGGGCGCGCAGATGAACAACGACTGCGCGGTGCTGCTGCGCGACGGGTTCCGCTCCGGGCGCATCCGTCTGCTCATCAACGAGTATGAGGCGGACGAGGTGCTGTCGGAGATCGCGGGCTACGCCAAGCTGAACCCGCCGGAGAAGCTGAAGCTCCAGATGCCATATATCAACACAACCCTCCTTATCGACGAGCTCGTGCGTCTGCAGCATGACGAGTCTGGAGGAAAGATCAAAATATCGGAGAAGGCAGGCATGCGAAAGGACCGCTATTCGAGCCTGGCCTACAACTATTATGTGGCGATCCAGCTTGAGAACAGGATGCAGAGGCGCAGCAGCGTCTCCGGCTCTCTGACGGACAAGTTCCGGATCAAGCCACCTTCATCTTATCACGGAAAGGCGGTGAGCGGTACTTATGGCAGAAACAAACAGCGCGCGTGGTTCTGAGCGCAGAATGTCGGAAACGCCGACGAATTTATTCGGGATCTCCCAACGGTTCGCGGTGCTGAACAGATTGATCACGCGCGATCTCAACCGGTACATCAACCAGCCGTCCTTCTCGCTGTTCACCAAAGACGACATCGCGAAGTATCTGGAGAATCCGTACAGGTACGAGAAGCAGCTGCGCAAGGCAGTCATCTACATCTACGCGGCGAGCTCGCACTTCCGGCGTCTGATCCAGTACTTCGTGGGTCTGACCAACTGGTCGTATATCATCGAGCCGTACAACATCGATCCGCAGAAAGCGAATCCGCGGATCACCAACAACAATTACAGGAAGGCGCTGAAACTCCTCAGCGCGATGAGCATCAAGACGCAGTTTCCGAAGGTGCTGACGGTGTGCCTGCGGGAGGACGTGTGCTACCTCACGACATGGATGACGCAGGATGATGTCACCTTCCAGCAGCTGCCGAGCGATTACTGCGCCATTTCGAGCATTGAAGGAAACGTTCTGAACGTCACCTTCAACTTCTCGTATTTTGCGTCAAGAGAGGCGCTGCTGGATTACTACCCGGCGGAGTTCCGGCGCAAATACGAACAGTACAAGAAGGACCGTACGAACGCATGGATCGATCTGGACGCGCCGTACTCCTTCGCCATCAAGGTCAACAACGACATCCTCGATTACGCGGTGCCTCCATTTGTGGGCATCCTGCGCGAGCTCTTCGATCTGGAGGATTACAAGGGACTGAAGCTTGCAAAGACGGCGCTGGAGAATTACGCGATGCTGGCGATGAAGATCCCGCTGGAGGACGGCGAATGGGGTATCGATCTCGACAAGGCGGAACAGTTCTGGAGAAATCTGGACGCGGTGCTGCCGGAGGAGATCGGATCTGTTCTGACACCGATGGACATCGACAAGATCAGTTTCGAGAAGTCGAACGTCGGCGATACCACGACCATTGCCGACGCGCAGGAAAACGTCTGGACGGCGGCAGGCGTCTCTTCCCTGATCTTCAACAACCCGAAGGCCTCCGCAAACGCCCTGCTGCTTTCCATCAAGGCGGATCAGGAGCTGACATACGGTATCGTCAAGAGCATTCAGGAGGCGATCAACCGGATTCTGCAGGCACAGAGCTACGGCAAGAACTTCCGGCTGAACATCCTGAACATCTCGGTATTCAACCAGAAAGAAGCGGGCGATGCCTATCTGAAGGCGGCGAGCTACGGCCTGCCGACGATCAGCGCGTATGCGGCATCGCAGGGCATCGGTCAGGCGGAACTTGACAGCATGAGCTTCCTCGAAACGAAGGTGCTCAAACTGCAGGATATGTTTAAGCCTCTTGTGAGCTCGACGCAGGTCAGCCAGAAAGATCTGGAGAGCGAGGCCGCGACGGACGAGGGAGGCGCACCGACGAAGGATGTCGGTGAGATTTCCGACTCCGGCGAGCAGAATCAGGAGGACGCCTGATGGGAAGCAAATTTATTTACGTATACCATACCGCCTCGCGGGACAAACTCGCGGAGGCGGGATTTTTAATGGTGAAAGCAGACGAGCGAAACAGGATTTGGGTGTTCGCGAGGGACAGCGTTCCGGGTTATGACCTGGAGCGCGCGGATTTCTCGTACATCCTGTCAGATACGCTCACATTTTAAGGAGGGACGCTATGGAACAGGTGATGAATCTGACTTTTGCGTCGTCTCTGACGGATCTGTGTGAAATGAACTCTTCCTTCGACAGGGGCGTTCTGAAGATCGCCTATGTCGGAGACAACCGCAACAAGTCTTCCATCTCGAAGCAGGATTTCGAGAACTGCATCAAAACGATGTATAACTGCCCGATCGTATGCAACTATGACCGGGAAGAGGACGAGCTCGGCGGGCATGACATGGCCGTCGTGCGTGACGCCGACGGCGGTCTTCGGATCGTCAATGCGACAACGCCAGTCGGATGCATTCCGGAGAGCGCGAAATACTGGTGGAAGAACTGCGAGGAAGAGGACGGCACGGTCCATGAATATCTGTTTGCCGAAGCGCTGCTGTGGAAACGGCAGGAGGCGTACAGAAAGATCGCAAGGGACGGCATTACGGCGCAGTCCATGGAGATCAACGTCCGTGACGGAAAGATGGAAGACGGAATTCTGCATATTCACGACTTTGAGTTTACGGCCTTCTGTCTGATCGGTGTGGAGCCCTGCTATGAGGGCGCGTCGCTGAGCATGTCTCTCGCTTCGGATTTCAAGCAGCAGCTTTCTGAGATGATGCGGGAATTAAAGGAAAGCTATTCACTGGTTACCCCCTCTGAGGAGGTTAACAATACTACACACCCAACAAACGATTTTTCGACGGAAGGAGGAGAGAAGGTATTGCACGAACAGAATGAACTGAACACGGAACAGGAACTGCAGGCTGCGGAAGAGCAGGTGCAGAAGGCCGCCGCGGAAGAGAACGCCGAGGCATTCGCCGGGCAGGAGCCGGAAACGGAAGCCGCCGGGACCGCCGAGCAGGAGAATTTTGAACTGACAAGCAATTTCATGAACGAGCTACTCGAAAGTCTCCGCAGCGTTTCGGTGGAGAGCGAATGGGGCACCATGCCGCGCTACTGCTACGCCGACAGCGATCTGGAGTCCGACATGGTTTATGCATGGGACTGCACAGACTGGCTGCTCTACGGATTCAGCTTCTCGATGGACGGCGACAGAGTAGTCATCGACTTCGAGAGCAGAAAGCGCATGAAGTACAGCATCGTCGCGTTCGATGATGGAGAGCAGGAATCTCCGTTCATGACGGTTTATGCACAGATGACGGAAAGTCTGAACGCCGCGGTTCAGTTTGAATCGAAATACCAGACTGCCTCCGACACGATCGCGTCTATGGAGACCGAGCTGGAAGACCTTCGCCAGTTTAAGGCTGACACCGAGAACGAAGCGCTGCAGAGCGCACGGGAAGCCGTCTTTGCTCGCTTTGCAGATCTGGTCGGTGTCGAGGCGTTCGACGCGCTGCGTGACAACGCGGAGAACTATACCATGGAAGAGCTCGAGGAGAAGTGTTACGCGATCCGCGGGCGCTCCGGAATCCAGGCGAAATTTTCCCATGAGGAAAAGTCGCCGAAGCTGAAGGTTGTGCGCGAAGACAACCTGAAAAAAGAACCCTACGGAGGCCTCTTTGCCCGTTACGGCATCGAGGCTGAATAATTTTGAAGGAGGATACGATTATGGCTAACAATCATGCTGTTGTTCGTACCGATCGCATGGAGGGTACGGGCGACCGCAACTCTCTGGTTTCGATCAAGTACATTGTAAGCACCACCCCCACCGCCATTGAAAACGGCAACGTTCTCAAGCGCGGCGCACTCATTGACGGCGAGCGCGAAGTATTCGCCGGCGCCGTTCCCGCCGCCAATGACGCTCTGGACGATATCGTCCTCGTCGCCACTCCCGAAGTGATGTATGACGAGCGTCTGCGCAATCTGGACGACTTCATCAACGAGGCAGGCAAAATTGCCCGCGCCTATCACCTGCGCAAGGGCGACATCTTCGGTGTCACAGCAGAAGCTCTGGCTTTTGCCACCAGCGAAGCCGATGATGGAAAGGTCGGTTCGGTTGTCGAGCTGAAAGCCGGCACCAAGCTTCAGGTCGTCAAGGCCGCCACCGGCGCAACGAGCGGCTCCACCGTGGTCGGCAAGATCATCGCGATTGATGTCGTAGGCAAGTACACCTACTACGTCATCCTCGTCGGTTAACGGAAATACAGAAGGAGGAGGACATCAACATGGCTAATATCGATATGAACGAACTGACCCGTGTCGCCATCGACGGCTACAAGGGCAGTGTTGAAAAGTTTTCTGTGAAGCAGTCCCAGGATCTGCTGCGCGAGGCTCTCGTTGAGGCCAACGGCGGCAGCACCAAGCTGGACTACAAGGCAGTCCGCCGCGGCCAGTGCGCCGAGGTCTTTGCCATTATCGAGGATCTTATCCCGGTAGTCATCAACGAAGGACTGAAGGGCGATGAGTTCTTCATGGATATGGTCGACTACCGCAATATGGCGGAAGGCGATCAGAACGAATTCGTCGTTGAGGACAAGAATCTGTTCGTCGTTGCAAACGCGGCCGACGGCACCCAGGCGATCCGTCGTCAGCGTCTCGGCGGTGTGAGCACCACCAAGATCGATACCCAGCTCAAGGCTGTGCGCATCTACGAAGAGCTCAACCGCATCCTTGCAGGTAAGGTCGACTTCAACGACATGGTCAACAAGGTCT